ATTGTTAATAGAAGTTTCCAATGATAGGTTAGACTCTGTCCCGAATAATAATCCACTAACACCCGCAGTTGCATAGATATTAGTAAGAGATTTTTCAACGCTATTATTAGCGTTGTCATTAGAAGTCTTAGAAACGATTGCATCAACATCTGCATAAGTAGTAAGAACACTAATATTCTTATTCCCGTCCATCATTTGTACGGCACCCTTGTGCATCACTTCAGCCTCATCGGGTTCAAAGAGAAGACCGCCGTCTGCCAAATGCGGAATGTGTTGTACGAGAATTTTCCTAATTTCCTCTAAATCTCTTTCCCTATTCACATCTTTAGCTTGATCATAATCAATTGCGGCAGGAATAATGTTTAAGAACATTGGTCTTCCATCGAAAAATGGCATACAGATACCCATTTCAGCTGGAATAAATACCCATACAGATTTTACCTTTCCTTTCTTATAACGTCTATAATGATTTACTACTTCCTTCGGATAAAGTTTAAGCGCGGCATTGCGATCATCCACATCATAAATTTTATCAAAGAAAGTTACATTAAACTCAATTAGATTATTGCCTTCTTCGTCTTTGAAACGAGAACGGCAATAATAAACTGGAAGTTCAAGAATTGCAATTGAGTCATTTGAAACGCTTAAAAGAATACCATAGTAAGTTCCATCTCTTAAAGCCTTTACAGCAATATCAATGAAAAGAGAATTTAGATTGGCTTTATCAACAAAATTGGTCGCATTATAATACTTTTTCTCAATGTATGGCTCGGAGAGAGATTTGCCAAAACTTGGATTAGGAATAACAATACCTGTATATTTCAATAAAGTAGCATAATGCAAGATAATTCGGTTATAAAAACCATCCTTTAAAAAGTAGTTCCTTGATAAAGAGATTTGCTCATGCAAGGAGCCACTATTTATAATTCTTTCAACTTCTTCAATAGAGTAGTTTTTGATTTTCTCCCTGAAGTTTCTTTCACTATATTTAGAGATTCCATAGGCGTTCTCATTAATAGCAATCATTTTTTTATAAGCAGTAGAAAAGGAGGTCAATCTTTCGTTTTGTTTATCCATTTAATTTCCTCCCGTGAAGAAAATCAACTTCCGGCTACCTCTTCTGGCTTTATGGCTTGTCTTATAGTAATCTTCTTCCAGTTCTTTAATCCTCCATAGCCCATAAGAGAAACTTGAATATTTATCTTTTGGGAATCGGGAATTAATTCTTTCAAGCACTATGTCCAAGGTTGAACCAGTTCGCTTTAGCCGCAAATTACTCATTTCTTCAAACAATTTTGTAGTCATCTCATGAGGCATAAGCCGCATGACACGCTGTTCTACAGTCATTCGTTGACCTATTTTTGTGGCAAGAAGAGCACTCTTAGCTTCTTGCTCTTTTATTAAAAAACGCACCATACCGCTAGTCAACCTAGAGTAACAATTCCCATGGATTTTGGAATTAAGTTGCTGATTAGCTTTAATTCCATAAAGAATTTTAGGGGCGTCTTTTGGCTGTATTTCTTTATAGTTATCATCGTTGATAAATCCATAAGCAGGTAGATAATTACCTAGCTCATCATAGTGTGGCTTAATCATTTCATCCGCCAAACCGATACCTAATCCATTAGTATCAATTACGACTTCCCGCGGATTGAAAGCATTGATAATTTTTTTCAAATCAACAGCCTGTACAGAAAAAGGTTTTGTCTGTGCAGTTCTTCCTAACACTATTAAATTCACCAACGTAGCATAAAATTTTTGTTTAGTTATGTTAACCCTAAACACACATACAGCAGTTTGGTCGGATAATCTTCCAACGTCCACTGAAATTAAGTAGAATTGCTCAGATTGGGGTCTACTAATTGCGTGCGTTTCAGGATTTTTTATTTTTCGATATTTAGTTAATTTATCATAGGAAAACCAAGCTTCCTCACTTGAACCCTGCCAAAGACTCAAATATTCAGTGGCAAAAGACTCCGCATTGTAGGAAGGACTCATTTTCAGCTTGTTGATAAATTGCTTGCTGATGAGTCCGTGCATGGCCGGCAGTCGCCAATCGCATCCAAACATAAAAGAATGCTGTGGGTCAATTATAGCATTTTCAAAAGTATCAATGAGTCTTTCATAAGAGAAAGAAGTTTTGCTGCCCGCACTGGTCGTCGCGACAATTTGTTCGTTAGGTTCTTTTGGGTTGACGGTGTTATTTGGAAGGCGGCGGGGCACGTTAACTAAAGGAATAACAACAGAGTTGATCATCTCTTCATCACCATCTCTAATCTCATCAATCAGTCCGCCCATGCGACGGCCGCCACGTGCGGCGTCACCAGCAAGTACAACATCCAATACAGATCCATTTCTAAACTTTATAGTAACGTAGTCTTTACCAAAATTCCCAGGATATTCGTTAAGTTCCCAACCCATTACTTCTCTTTTTAAAAGTGGCCAGTGATCATAGATCTCATAAATTTTTTCTTTTGTAATTTGTGCGGCCTGTTGCTTTGTATTAGCACAAATAAATACTTTTCTCTTTGGAATGAATACACATTGTAAGAAAAGAGCTAAAATAGTAAGAAAAGATTTGGAAAAGGCTCTGGGTGCAGTTATAAAGACATCTCTAAACCGCATCAGCACTCGAAGTGTGAATCTTTGATAGAAAAATAAAGAGAACTCAGAATCGGCAGGCTTAATTATATCTAAATAGTAATCTGGGTAGGCAGTAAATAAGTTAACCCATTTACATAATTCGTCGTAGTGCCTACTTAGATATTCATTTGTTAAAACCGCGCCCTTCTCAAGTTCTATTCCTTCGCGCTCAGCCTTCTCAACAAAATCTTCTGCCGTTAGATTCTGCCGCACGCTAAGTATAACTTTCTTTTTTTCCTCCTTCATTACTCCTCCCCATCAAGATCAACAATGAATTCCTCATCAGAGTAAAGTTGCTCAAACCCTTCATTCTCATATTCATCATAGTCAACTTGATCTTGATTTAGATTATAGTAACTCTCAAGCTCGGCCGCCGTCTTCAAAGATTGAATACGTTGGCTTATCTCATCACCTATTCCACTCTCATTTGTATAAAGTCTCTGATTCCAACTCTGTATGTTCTTAATAGTCTCATCAACTATGTCCCTCGTCTCTCCATCATAGAATTGATTGACAAAGCCGCGCTTCTCTAACCAGCGGCAAAGCTCTCCCATTGATTCAAAATCACTAGCATTTTTAACGTTTTTCGGAGTAAATTCTCCTGTCTTAACCAGTTTATCGTAAGAAGCAAGCAATTTATCAAAGTCAGAACCTTCTCTAATTCTACAGTCAATCTCATAAGAAATTTTACAGATCTTGAGTGCTTGATCGCCTTGCAGCGCGCCATTAATGTTCTGCGTTAAAAGTAACCCATCATAGAGGTTCTCTAAATAGTGAAGAGCTTCATCATCGTAGTTGGCACCCCATTTATCCATGAGTTTTTGTCGTTCTTCCTCTTTAAGACCCGGCACCACATCAATCAATATACCTTTACTCTCCAACTCCTTATAAGCCTCATTGTAATCTCCCCAATCTACACCCTCGTACTCTTGAGAAGAATAAATCAAGTTATAAGCCCGCAAGAGATCGGCCGCGTCAGTATGTTGTTTATCAAGTTCAACAAATCTCTCAGGAATGAAAGGAATATCAAGATATTGACAAATCTTATCCATTGTGTTCCAACTGCGTTCGTTTTCCTCTAAAAGTTCTCCAAGGCAACTAGTACAAATTTTTGAATAACCACTCGGATGGAGGAGAGATTTTGTACTCAAAAAAGAGAAGGAATCCTTCTCTCGGCCGCATTTCTCGCATTTCCTATCTTTAAATTCAATTTCAAATTTTGGTACAATAGCCATTATTCTTCACTCCCATGACGCTTTTTTGTGGCGGCGCGCACTAAACGTTCAAAATTTCTTCTTCTTGTCCTATTCAAATGAATAATCTTGTCCACAACTTCTCCCCAAATAACCTCAAATTTTCTCTCTTCTTCCCCATCTAGAACTTTAACCCCTAAAATCTCACAGATCCCAATAAACTCCAAAGGCTCTAACTTTGTAAGCTCAACTAAAATCTCTCTAATCTTCCTATCCTTTTTTGTAAGCTTCTCTACAACTTCTCTTGTCCTATCTCTTTCCATATCTATCTACCTCTCTTCTCCTTCTCGCATTTCTTACATCTACTCTGAAATCCATCCTTACTCTTAACTTTCCTAAACCAGTTCCTCTCATGAAGTAATAAGGTGCGGCCGCAGCACTCGCAACGCTTAAAGTTCTCTGGATAGAACCAATTTTCTACAGTTTCGGCGTGAAAGGCGGCCGCTTCATTAATTTTCTTAATAATCTTTTGCCTAAAAATAGTACTAATATAGTTGGCGGTATAGCCTTTTCCGAAGGTTGCGTTAACCTCGTCCGCAATTTCTTGGTTTTTCGTTCTTTTCTTCTTAAGTTCTAAAACTTTCAATTGAATTTCGTTTAACTCCGCGAGTTTCTCATAAAATTCCAATGTGGCGAAAATCTGTTGAATGTTGTTGTCCAACTCCTGATTTTCTAAGTTAAGCAAAAGCTGATCATTCAACTCCTCATTAAACAAATATAACTGATAGACGGCCTCCAATTCTCTGAAGTCAACCCTATATTTTGAAGTGCGGCCCTCTACTCTCTTCCTCTGTAAAAAGTCGGAAATTTTCCAAAGTTCATCTTCTGAAAGAGTGGTTGGGTCAAAGCCGTCTTCCCAGAAATGAGCAAAAATTGATTTGTTTGTGTAGAGGCCCAATGGTAAAACCGGAATGTCAATGTCAAAAATAAGGTGGGCGTCTTTTCCGTGAACTTGACCCCCTACATTAACTGGATTTAATGTGATTGTGTACGAGTCTTGAATCGTAAATTGTTGGGAGCGAAGCTCGATTAATTCGTGGCGCAATTTGAGATAGGTAAATTGGTTGAGGGAGGAAGCTTTCTTCTTGAGGGCGACTTGCTCTTCAGGGGTGAAGCGTTTAAGGAGAGTTTCGCGGGGCGGCTTTGTACGTCTATTGTGCAGTAATTCGTAGTAGTTAATTGTGAGGTCAATTTGGTCAATTTGTTTCCAGAGGTCTTCGAAAACGGGCAAAAGGCTAGGAGGACAGGTTTGGCGGGTTTTCTTTCGATCGAAAGTTACTCTTGGGACTCTGTACTGCACGGCGTCTGTAAGCGAGTGAATTTTGGAATCTGTGTAGTTAGGGAGTTCTGCGAGTTCCTCTAATGAGTCGATTTCGGGAACGCCGGACTTGCTCCAACGAGTTTCGAGTTGGGTTTCTTTTCCGAGTGGGATCCCATCTGGGGTTTTGCCCCAAAGAAGATAGTTTGCAATTGTCTCCAGCTCATATGGGGTCAAATCTACAAATTGAGTTATGTATTCGTTGATAAAGTTTTTGCGTTCCTCTGCCGTTTCGAGGGAGAAGTCTAGTTTAAGTCTGTTTTGCATGTACGTGCCTCCTATGTACCTATCTACTCATATTATACCACAGATGGGGAGGTTTGTCAAATTTTGAAAGATTTTGTAGAGATTTTTTATTTTGTGGAGATTTTGTGGGTTTAATTTTTTATTTCGTGGAGATTTTGTGGGAGCCTAGGGGGGTAGATTCGAACAAATGTTCCTTTTTTCCGGTAAATAGCGCCCGGTTAAGTAATTTAATTAATTTTATTAAATTTTAATTATTCAATAATTTTTTACTTAATTTTTAGGTACTACTTTTGTAAAATTGTACAACGAGAAAAACATATTGTTAAAAAAATAACGGGGCTAAAGGATTGCAAAGTACCCCTAAATAAGTATAATAGTTATAGAATCTTAATACAGTTTTTCAAGTTCAAAGGGGGTTTACCATGTATCAGGACATTTTTACAGAATTAGACAAGTGCAACGTAAATTATGAGGTTTTAGATTTGACGGGTGTTTATTCTATTTACATTAGCGTTGAAGATAATGACGATACAGCGCTTTGCTGGGTGTCTATCTTATTAGAATCCGACGGTATCCATGTACATGACTGTATGGATGGCGACCATTGGTTTATTTATGGGTATGATGTTTATATTGACTGGTACGGTGAGGATATTTAAATATCCTTGTATACGTCAGAACTGGGATATCCCAGTTCTGACAATTCAATAGCTTTTTCAATCTGATTTATTAAGGGGTGCAATTATGAAATACTACGTAGTTTATTTTGAAAATGAGTGTGGCGCTTTTGTTGATGCTGTTTTCACTACTGAGAGTGACGCCATTGATTATGTTACTGCTGAGAGCGCTAAAATTAACGATTATGAGGACTTTTTTATCCTCAGCGATGTAAGAGACTACGCAAGCGAATTGGTCTATTAAAGGTTAAATATAAGCGTTTTAAAGGGGTGTAAAATCATGAGAGACTATACAGATATTAAAATGGATATTTTAAACAAGTTAGTACAGGTAGAATATACCGACACCTATGCTTTTGCTATTCGAGATAGAAAGATGTTGTGTGCTGTCATTATTGAGAATGCAAGCGATATTTTGCCAATGGTCACATATTGCGATAAAGTCGCAAAGTCAAAGGGTAATGATTATAGTGTTCGCATGCTTAATAAAATTGAGTGTTTTGAACTCTTAAAAGACTATGCAAGGGATATTGTCCCTATTATGTCAGTAAATAATTTTGAGCGTGAATACAGTGAAAAAAAGCGTAACGGGTATAAAGGTAATAGGGGTGATTTCTTTGAATACCTTTTTACGGTTTACGTTGGTGGAAAACAGAACATCAAGCGTAATGCAAAATGTACAGAATGCGGTGACGTTATAATTAATGGCGAACACATTCAGGTAAAATTTTACAATGCTACCATTATCACAGAATCACAGGTAAATAGATTTTATATTGAACATTTAGAACGTGACGCCGAACACTCGAACGAGTGTTCGGACGTTTATATGAATGAATGTTCATATGAACATATGAACAAATGTTCATACGAAGCCGTCGAGGGGTAACCTTCGACGGTCTCACGTGCGCGTGCGCGCACGCGTGCGCGTAGGAGCTTCAGCTGAGCTACGCGCGGGCGCGGCTGAGCTGGGGCGGAGCTAAAAAATTGGAGCTGAAATAAAAAATTTAAAAAAGGACTTGACAAGAGCCAGCTAATGCGCTATAATAGAATTGTAAAGAGGACAGATAAGAAAAAGAAAGAGAGGTAACTAAAATGATGATGGAGTATCTCGAAGCAGGATATCAGGTAGTATGCGGATCAATGTTCGGTGATGTTGTGATGATGGATGTTGACGATGTTGAGTGCTATCAGGATGATGCAGTTCTTGAGTATGTTGATGATGATGCGATGGTTGTATACTTTTACGATTCGCAAGAATATGACGATTAAAGAAAAGACCACAAGGTCTTTTTTTATGGAACGTCGATTGTTAAAAAATTAACAATCTTTCCCAGGCGCCGATTGTTAAAAATTTAACACGATTGTTTCTGAACAAATACAAAGAAATAACTTGACTTTTGATTAAAATTCCTTTATAATTACTATAGAAAGAGAAAGAAAGGAGAAAAGAAAAATGACTAAAGCGGTTTACTTTGATATGGACGGTACAATCGCAAACCTTTATGGGGTTGACGGTTGGTTAGATATGCTTATCGCAGAGGACGCAACTCCTTACAGGATTGCTAAACCATTGATTAATTTACAGGCACTTGCAAGAGTCCTCAACAGATTACAGGCTTGCGGTTATGTTCTCGGTATCGTTTCGTGGCTTGCAAAGGGTGCAAATGATGAATATAATCAGAAAGTCACCAAAGCAAAAATTGATTGGTTGAATAAACATCTTGCAAGCGTTCACTTCAACGAGATTCATATTGTAGAATATGGGACTCCAAAAGAAACAGTTGTTCTAAATCCGAACGGTATCTTGTTCGACGATGAAAAGAAAAACAGAGACAACTGGACAGGTAAAGCGTTCGATGTTGATGCAATTATCGAAACTTTGAAAGCGATTGCATAGCAATCGCTTTCAAACATTTGTTCGAGGAGTCCGGTCAAAAAAGAACTAAAGTTCTTTTTAAAAAGGGGTTGACAGGATGTAAATTGTGTGTTATAATAAGGTATCAAAAGAAAGGAGATAAAGATATGAAAAGAGTTTTAATGATTGCAGTTATGATGGTATTTTGTTCTACATTTGTTGTATTTGGTGCAACAGATAAACAGATTGTTGAAAGGTATTGCAAAGAACACTACAACGGTTATAAAATCGTTTATACTAAAGAAGTACCAACAAATAGAATGAATAAAAAGATTGTCTATATACAGATTGAGAAATCAGTCTCAAGCGGAAAAATAGACAAAAGAAACAACCGTTGTTGGGGATTTATTGATGGTAGTAATTATTACAAAACATGGTATAACAAAAAAGTTCGTAAAGGTAAAAAAGTAACTTCATATTATATTTATAATCCAAACACTAATTATGAAGATGATATTGTCGCAGTAATAGATAATAAAAAAATTAGATAAATTTTAAAAAGGGGTTGACAAACCCCTTTTTTCATGTTATAATACTTATAGAAAAGAGGAAAGGAGATCAGAACAATGACAAGGGAAGAAATGATTAAAAGACTCGATGAACTGGAAACAAACCTCTTCATTCTGAACATGGTAGACCACTGGACTGCCGCAGATTTCAGACTTGCGGATGAAATCGAAAAAGAAATCAAGGAAATCAAGAATAATTTATAAAAAATTATTCTTGGAAAATTCCAATAAAAAAATTCTGTGAATTTTTTCACAAAATTCATTAACCGAAAATGTTAAAAAATTAACAATCCTAAAATTTCTCCCAAAAATAAAAGGGAAAAAATTTCCCAAAAAATAATAAATTATTTTTTATTCCTAAAAAGAACTTTGTGAAAAAATTCACAAAATTGCCTGGATTACTCCGTTAAATAATTAACAAAATAATCCGGGTAACTTTGTTAAAAAAATAACAAACTTACCCTCTGCATAAAACGAACATGCGTTCGTTAGCACTCACCAATGATAAATGATAACAAAAAGACAAGCACGTCTGTTAGTTAGAATCTTTAATTATAGAGAACAAATAGGTTAGTTCAATCTAACTAACAAACGTACTTGTCTTTCACGCGGGACTTTCGCATGCTAAAGCGTGAAAGTATTGTTTTTCTAGAAATACAAAATTAGATATTGACAGACCGTAACCGGTGTGCTATAATGATTACAGAAAGAGAGGTAAGAGAAATGACAAGACTGGAAATGTTCAGAGAATATACAAACAAGGCAGGCGCGCACAAGTACATCAACGGATTCATTCTCAAAGATAGAGTTTACGCTTGTGTATGTGATGAAAACGCAACATATGAAGCAGTAAAACTTGATAGAGCAAGCAGAGGCGCAGGTCTCTCAATAAGATTTAAGCCAAATACTTCAGATAAATATGACATGCTCAACAATGCAGAGGAAATAATTCAGATAGCAAGCGCAGAGTTCTTCAAAGCAGAATGCAAAGCAAGCAAATACAACAAAGGTGAGGTCTTCGAAAGAATGGTAACAAACCACTTCAATCAGGAATGGAACAAAGACAACAGACCATTCACAGAGTGTGGAGATATCAACGTGAACGGAATTGAATATCAAATCAAGTTTGAGGGCGCAACGTTCACAACAGAAAAACAGTTAGCAAGGTTGAGAGGGTAAAACCTCTCAACCAAAAAAATTAAAAACTACAAAGTCTTTTTATTAATATTAATTGTTAAAAATTTAACAACCTTACCCAGATAGATTGTTAAATATTTAACAATCCTATCCAGGCACTTCGTTAAATATTTAACGAACTTATCCGGCAGATATTGTTAAAACTTTCACATGCGCGCCCTCTGCATTTTCAAACATATGTTTGAACATATGTTCGTCAAACATATGTTCTTTCTATTAGCACTCACTACTGGTGAGTGCTAATAAATACCAAATAAAAAAACAACCGTTCGGTTGTTCTCATTTTTGGATTCTTAGAATCCAGTGGTCTGATGCAGTAACTGCCTAACAGGGCTTGCAGGGTTTGCAGGGTTGATGATGTCATTGTCTACTGTCGCGCCCTTGGTGATTGCGATTATCGCTACTGTCATAAATGTTGCCATTACGATTGTTCCTACTACTATAATTACCATATCGATGTCAATCAGTTCGAATCCACACTCTTTTCTGAACTTAATCTCTTTAATCATCTTTTCAATCATCTTTCTCATTTTTTTTTCTCTTTCTTTTTTCTCTCTATCTCTCTTTGTGATTATATATTACCACATTAAACCGGACTTGTCAATAGGTTTTTCAAAAAAAATTAAAAAAATTTTTTCTCCAAGAGAAAAACTTTGTTAAAGAATTAACAATACCCACCGGGTCTTTGTTAAAAAATTAACAAAGATTGTTCTTGTGTAAATATAAAAAATCCATTGACAAGCCAACAAAAATGTGGTATCATTGACATATAGAAAGAGAGGTAAAAAGATGAAAATTATTAAAGGCATTTTTCTGACAACGTTAATTGTGATTAACCTTTGGTTTGCAGTTTCTTTCATTGAAATCGTGATTAAAAATGTTCATGAAAAACCGAACCTTTGTTCATGGAACTTTTTTGAATTTTGTTTGAAAAATTAAAAATAAAACTTGACTTTTTTAAAAATTTGTGATATAATAATTATAGAAAGTAAGAAAGGAGAAAAAATATGGTAACAAGAAAAGTAGAAAGAGAAATGATTAGAGAAAAGTATCTCAGCAAATTCATTGAGTTTCTTCAGACTAATGGAGAAGAAGTTTTGAGAGTTGCATCTAATAAGGTAGCAATTCCAGTAGTAGGATGTGAAGATAATGAGGACTTCTTGGTTCTGACTTTAAGCGTTCCTACTGGTGCAGATAAAGGTCTTGACCCTTATGATGGGTATGCCGAAGCAGAAAGTTATGAGATGAAATTAAGAGAAAAAGAAAGAAAGAGAAAGGAGAAAGAGGAAGCGAAAGCGAAAAAAATCGCTAAAGATAAAGAGATTAGAGAGAGAAAGAAAGCAAATAAAGAATAGAAATAAAGAGCGGATGTTCCATCCGTTCTTTTTTACTTTTAAAAAGAACATATGTTCACCGCGGCCGGCCGACTTTGTTAAGAAATTAACAAAGATTTTTTCAAAAAAGGGGTTGACAAGTACCTATTTTTCTGTTATACTATAGATAGAAAGAGAGGTAAGAGAGATGAAAACTTCAAGACATTACAATCAAGATAGAATCGAAAGAGAGAAAAAAATCAGAGAGATCGGAATTGGGAAAGAAGTCGCTACTTTCAGAGTAGACCGTCACCATTTGAACGGTGCAGAACTCCACACAATAACAACCACAGGAATCATCATCATAAAGAACGAAAAAACAGGAAAACTCATTACAAAGTTGATTGCAAAACCAGTACAGATTGCAAGATACTTTGATGAAATCACTCCAGAGATTGAGAAAATAATGGCAATCGCTGAAGAACATAAAAGAAAAGGGTACAATAGGATTGAGAGGTAGAAAGATGAAAAAAGAAGTAATTGGAGTAATAAGAGGCAAAGACTTATTAAAAAATAGTAGAGGTATTCAAGACATACCATTTAGAACAGGAACTTATAAAGATAAGAGAAAGAAAAGAGAAAAAGTAAATAAAAATAATTTTGAAAAATGGTTATAAAGGGGTTGACAAACCTCTTTTTCTATGCTATTATATATATAGAAAGAGAGGTAAAGAAAAATGACTAAAATGGAAATGGTAAACAGAATGATAGTCCTCGGATGCATCAAAGAGGAAGATAGAAATCACTACATGAGAAAGACCGCAGACCGTCTGTTGAACTTTTACATCTACATCGTTCCAAAGAGACTTGAGTATCTCGCCAAGCAGAGATAGGAAGAGCGAACAAATGTTCGCTTTTCTTTTACTGGAGTTTGTTAAAAAATTAACAAACTCGCCCGGAAAGGTTGTTAAATAATTAACAATCCTATCCGGCACCCGCGCGAACATACGTTCGTTTTTCAAACGAACTTATGTTTGTTTTTTCTTCACACAATGCTCACATTTTCTTTATACAGTTCTCACAATTGCTTGCTATAATAATATTGTCAAGAGGAGAGAACAGAGAAAAAGAACTTCAAAAAAAGTTAAAAAAAGTTTGAAAAAACTCTTGACAAACTAAAAAAAAATCTGCTATAATAAATGTGTAAGGTAAAGAAAGAAAAAAGTAAAGGAGAAAAAACTATGATGACTATGAGAGAAGCAATGAACGCCGTTATCGCTGAGACTAAGAACGCAGAACTCGCAGAGTTTGCGGTTCATGAACTCGAGAAACTTGATGCACGTAATGCAAAGAGGGCGGCGACTCCATCTAAGAAATCTATTGAGAATGAACCAATCAAGGCAAAGATTGCAGAGGTTCTGACCGAAGAACCGCAGACTGCAAGAGAGATTGCAGACAAAGTTGAAATCTCGGTCAACAAGGCGAGTGCTTTGCTGAGACAGATGAACCTTAAGGTTTGTGACCTTAAGGTCAAGGGAAAGGGTGTTCAGAAAGGTTACGCACTCTAGTACCACAAGGGTTGGCGGTTATCCCTTAAAACCGCCATAAAATATGGGGTGTGATGCCACATCGGGGTAGTGGCCGCAGTAAACTGACAACAGTAATGGCGAAGCGCACAAACGCAAGGTTGGGGTTCAAATCCCCCACACTCCACCAAATACAGCACTTTTTAATCCTTTCTTTCTGAAAGAAACGAACGATTGTTCGTTTCTTTTTTTAATTTAAAAACGAACATATGTTCGAGTGGGCCGGAATAGATTGTTAATAAATTAACAATCTAAACCGGACGCAGTTTGTTAAAAAATTAACGAACCGGACGCAGATTGTTAAAAAATTAACAAAATTTTTTCCTAAAAAGGGGTTGACTTTTTAAAGTTTTTCCTTTATAATAGAGGTACAGAAAGAGAGGTGAGGAAAATGAAAGAGAAAATCGTAAAGTTCTTTGAAGTTCTGAATTACTTAGTTCTGATGTTGTTAATTCTTGGACAGTGCACTATCGGTTCGAACTACTTAATCGGTCAGTGTGTCTATCTCGGTGCGAATATCGTTTCTGTTTCTCGGTGTTTTGTACTTAAGAGACCGATAGCAGACAAGGTAAAAGATTGTTGTTGCCTTGGTATTACTTGCGGATTAATTGCAATCAAGTTACTTGGTGGTATTCATTCATAAAGGAGAGAAAAATGACTAAAGAACAAATACTCTTTTGTACATACATTATAGTTTGGTTAATTATTGGTAGTTTTGGAATATTAAATTCAAAAAAAGCAAGAATTGTTTGGGAAATGATTATTTTTGTCCTTGGCTTTTTAATGATTCCATTTATAGCAATGTTTTGTAAATTAATATAAATCAAATTAGCAAAACGAACTTTTGTTCGTTTTCAAAAAGATTTTTTTCGTACGTCTAACGTACGAAAATAACTTGCTTTCTTAAAACTTTTTTGATATAATACAAGTACAGTAAAAAAAGGAGATTATAAAATGAGTAGAAAAAAGAAAACAATTAAAAGAGGAATCTCAGAATTCATTATAGAGGATAGTAAAACTACTTGCGACGCAATCCTTGATACAGTTCGTTGGTATACTAAAGGTTGTAGCGGAGTCATTCCCACAGAAGAACAAGAAAATAAAATTCGGGCGATGTATAAATTTGACCCTATCTTAATGGGAATTATGACACGGGCATATTTTGAAAAAGGATATGATAGTTTTTAAACTATCATTTTTTTAAAAAAAGTTTTTCGTACGTTTAACGTACGAAAAAGGTTGACTTATCTAAATATTCATGTTATAATTAACCATCAAATAGAAAGGGGAGAAAGAAAATGAGAATCTGAAAGGGTCAATCTTTACAGCATTCCACAGCGGCGAAAAGGATAAGTTTTTCGCAAGAGAAATTGCCGAGATGTTTGAAATCTCAACATCAAAGGCGAGCGCACTTCTCAGACAGATGGTTACTGATGGTATCCTTAAGTCTGAGGATGTGAAAGTAAAGGGAAAGGGAACACAGAAGTGTTACACCCTTTAGTTTCAACCAAAGAGAACAGACGAAAGTCTGTTCTTTTTTTTGAAATAAAAAAGAACATATGTTCATGGGCCGGAGGGGATTGTTAATTAATTCACAAAGTTAACCGGCAAGGATTGTTAATTATTTAACAAAGAAAAAATTAAAAAAGGGGTTGACAAAGTTTTAAACAGGTGTTATAATAAGGTAGAAAGAAAAAGAAAGGAGATTAAAAAATATGGTATATGCAGTAATTGGTTATGATGAAGATTGGTATACTTTTGAAACTTTTATGGGAGTTTTTTCTACCAAGGAAAAGGCGCAAGAGGTAATAGATAATGATTGTGATATATATGATGATGAAAAAGTTATGAATCATCAAGAGTATAGAATTTATCCTATTACAATAGATGAAAAATTTAAAGTAATAGAGGAAATTTTTCCCCACGAAGAAGAATAATTAATTAAAAGGGGTTGACAAACCCCTTTCCCTCTGATATAATATAGACAGAAAGAAGAAAGGAGAACAAAAAAATGTGGACAACTTGGTGGTTTGGAATCAATGATGAAAATAGTGACCTCTGTGGCGAAGAATTCTTCGTAGAGGTAAACGTTACATTAGATATTGCTAAACGTGAAGCGATAAAAATCGCAAAAGAGATTTTTCCAAATGAGAAAATTAGTTGTTACGGAAGAGTAAGCGAAACAGAAGCCGAAATGATGGGGTTGGATACGTATTAAACCGAAGATGGCGCGCCCGCCATCTTTTTTTATTGATAGGGATTGTTAACTATTTCACAAACTAATCCGGTGCGATTGTTAAAAAATTAACGAACTTAGCCGGCCGCCGAGTTAGTCCCGACTAACTCATTCCCAAAACTTCTTTAAAAAGTTTTAAAAAAGGTATTGACAAGTTTTTCGCCTTGTGCTATAATCTAATTGAAGATAAGAAAGGAGAGAAAACACAAATGGAAAAAATCTTAATTCTCGACACTGAAACTACCAATACAATTGATGATGCTCTTGTTTACGATTGCGGTTTTATTGTCGCAGACTACAATGGAAATATTTATAACAAACATTCGTTTGTAAATGCAGACGTTTTCTGTGATAAAGAATTAATGTCCTCTGCATTTTTCGCTGAAAAAATTCCAACATATTGGGATGAAATTAAAAAAGGTTCAAGGACTTTAACCTCTTTTAATAATATCAAATGGACTTTACGCCACATTATGAAAGAGAACAATATCAAAAAGGTTTACGCATACAATTGTCGTTTTGATTATCTCGCACTTGCAACAACGCAAAGATATCTAACAAAATCAAGATATCGTTATTTTTTCCCATACGGAACAGAATTTCACGATATCCTTGCACTCTCTCGTAACGTCTTAAAGTCAGATAAAGATTATAGGCAGTTTTGCAAAGATAACAATTATTTGACAACTTACAATGCAAACAGATATACTGCGGAGATTGTTGCACGTTATTTCTTTGACAAACAATTCATTGAAGAACATACAGCACTTGCAGATTGTGAAATTGAATATAAAATTTTACTTGAGTGCGAAAAGTTAGATGGATTTAACTTTGAAACAAAAATGTGGTAGAAAGGGGATTAACAATGAAAATCGCAATTTTAGTTTTACTTATCTATTCAGTTTTCGGTATCCATATCACAATTCCTATTGGTCATATAGGAAAAGGAAATATTAAAATTTGCTCTGATAATCTTTGTGTATTGATTGCAATTATTCTTTACTATATAATGATGTGGTAGTTAACCACATCATTATTATCGTCAACTCGCGCGGACCGGGCAGTTTGTTTAAAAAATAACTTTTAAAAAGGTATTGACAAATTTTTAAAAGTTAAATTTGTAAATAACGAACATACGTGCGGAAAAAATTTTTCGTTTTTTTCTAAAAAAGGGGTTGACAGGGGTAAAAACGTATGGTATAATTAGTTATCAAATGAAAGAGGAGAAAAAAAAGAAATGGATAAAAGAAAATCATACTACTTAATCGCAGATACTGAAGCAACCAATGGACTTGATGACCCTATTGTTTATGATTTAGGCGTTGCAATTATTGATAATAAAGGAAAGGTTTATAAAAATCGCTCATTTGTAATTGATGAAGTGTTTAACGGTATGCCTGAACTGATGAAGTCAGCATATTATGCAAATAAACTTCCTCAGTATCATGAACAGATTGCAAGCGGTGAAAGACAAGTTGTGAGTTACGCAACCGCAAGAAAAGAGATTCACGCACTTTGTAAAGAGTTCAACGTTAAGGCAATAATTGCTCATAATATGAACTTTGATTACAGAGCAACCACCAAAACACAGAGATACATAACGAAATCAAAATTCCGTTATTTCTTCCCTTATGGAATTGAGTTGTGGGATACTTTGAAAATGTCAAGAGATACCATTTGTAAACAGAAAACATATATCAAATGGTGTGAAGAAAATAACTACTTGACTAAAAATGGAAAGCCAAAAGCGACCGCAGAAATTCTCTATAGATACATCTCAGGGGACAATGATTTTGTAGAATCGCATACAGGACTTGAGGACGTTATGATTGAAAAAGAGATTTTTGCTCACTGTAAAAAACAGCATAAAAAAATGAGAAAATTGGCTTTTGGGAGTTGACAAACTCTTAAAAATGTGATATAATAATTATAGAAAAGAGGAAAGGAGAAAAAAAAATGAAAGTATATGTAGTATTAGCATCATTAGACGGTTTCCTTGATTTCTTTCTTGGTGTTAAAGCAACAAGAGAAGAAGCACAAGTAATTGTTGAAGATTACTTTGCTGACACCAATGAACAGGCGTTCATTGTTGAAGAAGAAATTTAAAAAAAGAGGGTATTTACCCTCTTTTTATTACAAAAATTTTCATACGTGTATTGTTCTCTTTTTCTTTGTCTTACTTTGTTAAAAAATTCACAATCGCGGCCGGCAAGTTTGTGAAAATTTTCACAATCCATTCCGGAGACTTTGTGAATTATTTCACAAAGTCGGAAATGGATCCCCGAATATATTATACCACACTCCCGTGGGGTTAGTCAAGACTAACTTTCTATAAACATGTATTTAATTTTACGATTGTATACATGTCTACCAATAAAATTGTATACATGTCTACAAGTAAAATTGTATACAATCTCTCCAAAGTATACATGTATATCACTTCAGAAACTATTGCAATCTTCAGAAATCCGTGTTATAATAAGGTACAAGGTAAAGAGAGGTAACCGAAAGGGGGTATCTTATGGCAGTTTCTCGCAAGGTAGAACGTGAAATCCTTAGAGCGCAGTATCTCGACACTCTGTATGAGTTTCTCCTGTACAGAGGTGAAGAGGTTCTTCGTGTGAAGTCCAACGAAATCGCAATCCCTGTCGTGGGTTGCGAGGGCAACGAGGACTTCGTTGTGGTCACCGTCAAGGTTCCGACTGGTGCCAACAAGGGCATGGAACCATATGATGGGTATGCCGAAGCGGAGAACTACCAGCACTTGTGTGCTGAGAAAGACCGCAAGGCGGCCGAGCGCAAGGCGGAAAAAGAGCGCAAGATTGAGCGTGACCGCCTTGCTCGTGAGAAGCGCAAGGCTCTCACCAAAAACGAATAGCCGTTCGTTTTTACGGGGTCAGTTGACCCCATTTTTTTATCGTCAACAAAAGAACGTATGTTCGAGAACACGTATACAATAAGGCAAATTGTATACAATTTGCCGGAGGATCAAAATCGAACATACGTTCGTTAATTTTTTAACAAACTGGCCGGTGTACTTTGTTAAATATTTAACGAAGTATTCCGGATCTACTTTGTTAATTTTTTAACGAACTTGTCCGGTGTAGTTTGTGAATTATTTAACAATGTCGTCCGGTGCACTTCGTTAATTATTTCACAATCACGACCAGGCCGGATTGTCAAATTTTTAACAAAGTCAAATTTGCTGCCCCCGAATATATTGTAGCACATAACACATGTTATGTCAAGAGTTTTTATGTGAAGATTGTGTGAAGATTGTGAAAACTTTAACGAACATACGTTCGAAACGAACATATGTTCGAAATTTGACAAATTTTGTCAAATTTCAAAGGAGCTGCATTTTGAAAAAGCTGCGCGGGAGCTGCGCGGCGCGCAAATTTTTAAGCAGCTGTGAAAGAGCTGCAGCTGTGGCACGGAGCTGCGCCCGCCCAATTTTAGGCAGCTGCGCTGCAAAATTTGACAAAAATTGTCAAATTTTAGTTAAAAATTTGTGAAAATTTGACTTAAAAAGTCAAATTTTGTCCCAAAAATAATTTTTTTAAATAAAAATTTGACAGAAAATGTCAAATTTCCAGGCCGCACGCATTTTATTTACTGTGAAAAATTGAAAAAACGTGAAAATTCCTTTATAATATATATAGAAAGTGAGGGAAAAAGCTTAAAAAGCTCCTCACTTGTCAGGAAAAAGAAGAGCTGAAAATTTGAAAAGTTCTAAAAATCCTGCTATAATATATATGTAAGGTGAGAGAGAAAAGTAACTTCTCCACTAAGAAATGTAACTGGGTCGCAACCTGATAGCGAGAAAGTTGGTACACTATGACTAAGATTGATGCTTACAAGGCTGTTGTTGCTGGCGAGATGACTGAGGAAGTTATTGCTAAATTCGAGGAGCTGATTGCTGCATACGAGACTGAGACTGAGAAGAGAAAAGAGAGAGCTGCTGAGAAGAGGGATGAGAAGCTGAAGGCTGAGCAGGGACTGGTGCTCGCTATCCTGGATGTGCTCGGAGATGAGCCGATGACCGCCTCTGACATCAAGGACGCCGTCGAGGGAATTGAGACTCCGCAGAAAGCTACTGCTATCCTCAAGAGAATTGTTGCGGATGGACTTGCTATGAAGCAGGATGTTAAGGGTAAGTCTGGAAAGGTTAAGGGTTATACTAGAGCATAGTGTAATTGATAGAGGTGACTTCGGTCACCTCTTTTTTTTAAAACGATTTGAAAATTTGACTTTCTGTGTTGTGTGTGGCACCCTCTTACATTCTCTTACATCCTCCTACACTCTCCTACACCCACTTACAATTCCTCATATCTTTCTATTCCCTCCTATTCCTTCCCATCCTTCTTTACTCTTTCCTATCCCAACCTATCCTTCTCCACTAGCTTAAACTAGCCTTCGCCCAACCCCAAGCGACCCCACGCAAATACCAAAAACGCTGTGTCGACCTGGTTGTAACCTCCACAACGCTAACTTCCCGCACATTACGTAGAAGTATACGTTTTACTTCTATTACTATTAATAGTATTAATAGAGTTACTATTAGTAGTAATAGTATTACTAGTAGTAGTAGTAGTACTATTAATAGAGCTACTATTACTACTATTACTACTATTATTACTACTTATATATATAGTAGAACTACTACTTATATTACTTATTACTAGTACTACTACTATTTATTATCACTACATATACTTCTACTTATATAAAGTACTATTAATGTACTTACTACTCCTATACGTAGAAGTATACGTATACTACTACTATTAATGTAAGTAGTAATGTAAATTACACTTA